TAGCTGCCAGCATATCCGGATTCGATGTCTTTCCATAGTCGCCCATAATCTTCAGGAATGTTTCCATTGCAGTGCCTTTGCCGTTTCGGGAAGTGGCACCGTAAAGGATAAACATACACTCCTGCGAGGTATCTCCTGTCAGGGCGTATCCCAAAGAACGCTGAAGGAAGTCTGCCAGATCTGCATCTCCACACATGACCTCCTTGATAAACGAGTGCCAGCGTAGACAGTCTGCATCCGGGTCATAGGTAATACCGGATTCCATTGTGAGATAATCCTCCGGCCGATGTTCCCTGAATTCCAGTGTCCTCATATCCAGCGTTCCATTTTTGCAGTTGAAAAAATACTTGTTCCTGTCAAATGCCTG